TGTAAGTTCACAGTGTTCATGAAGAACGCTGGTTTGAAATCACGATCTGCGTCTCCGTAGATAGCAGCCAACATATCAGCACTCATTGCTTCGTATGCTTTTTCCATCTCGTCTAGGATGTTTGAAGAAGTCAAAGCTAGAACTGTAACGTCAATAACGTCAGCGTCATTGCCTAATTCTAATTCAATTTCAGTTCCAGCAAGAGTCAAAGCTTTCTCAGCAGCTAATTTAGAGAAGTAGTCAAATACCCAATCCTTGAACTCAGCGTCCATAGTCTCTGGGTTGTGCTGACCTTTCTTCAAAAGAAGTCCACGGTAAGATGTTTCGAGAACGTTCTTACAGTTTAGGAATGCCCACTTGTAAGTGTCAACAGTCATTTCTTTTTCTCTGATAGAAGCAGAAGAAGCTGGTGTGAAGGCACATAGGTCTGTACCAAACGTCAATGAAGCGTCAAAGATAGGTACGTTTACTTTGGCTTTTACGCCATCGATTAAGCGGAAACGGTTTAAAACCGCTGCGCTTTTAACCATAGAGTCGATAAACAGATTTTGTCTGCGGTCACCATATGGTAAAGATGCAATAGATACACTCATTTTATTTAAATTTAAAGAGTTACGTTTTTATTAATTTACAATTTACTTGAAACGATTGAAGAAATCATTTACCATGTCTACTTTCTCTGCTGTGATAGCATTAAAAACCACGGTTTTATCTTCTACTGTTTCTTCCACTTCCTCTGCTTTTTGTTCAGCAGCAAAAGCTTCTTCGACTTCAGATTGAGTTACTTCTTCCTCAACGGCTTCGTACTCTTTCTCTTCGTCTTTTTCTTCAGAAAGGTCTGTGGCTGAGGTTGGAGGAGCAATGTACTTCTCTTTCTTTTCAACCATTTCCTCTTCTTTTTCTTCCTTCTCTTCCTCGTGCTTCTCCTCTTCTTCTTTTTCTTCTTCGTGAGTATCAGCCATTGCAGAGATGTGCTTTTGAATCATTTCGACAGCAGACTTTAGGTCTTCAACGCCAGCGAACTTTTCTTCAAAAGAGGTCAACACTTCTAGAAGAGTAGCATTCTCCTCTTCCAAAGCGACAATCTTAGCCTCAAACTTAGCAGCTGAAGCCTCTTGTTGAGCCTCCATCTTGCCTAGTTCTTTAGCAAAATTAAATTCGTTCATGTGTTCTTCTTTTATTACGGGTTTAATATCAGCTTGAATTTCGATAGAGAAGCCATTTACCTCTCCTTCTTTAATCGCACTAAACAATTCATCAGACTCAATCTTAGCCTTAACGAATACGGTTCCGTTTGGAAGGTCATAACCATAGTCCGTAGACTTATCGTTCTTAGACTCTTTCATCCAAACTTCAAGCATCACCACTTCGCTTGTATCGTACTCATGGTGAATACCAAATTGGTTAAACAAACCTTTCTTAGAATAGTTATACATAATGTCACGGATTGTTTCTTCCGTGAATCTTACATAGTAGTAACCATTCTCTAGCGAGTGACGTAGGATTTGTTTGTTAGGGATCATAATTGGCCCAACAACTTCTTTCTTTTCGTCATTAGCAAACATCTCTACAACCTCAGTTTTATCGAAGTAGATGAAGTTTTCTTCTATCGCTGGCTTGTCCACTAGAGAAATTTTGTACATACCTTGTTCAAAATCCTCAAGTGTAATATCGTATAATGGTAAATCCTTATCCATTTTTCTTTGCTTTTTTATGCCACTTTGGTAGCAAGTCATTGTCTTGTGTGTACTTAGGGTTCGAAGGATTCCCGTTCTTAACCAGGTACATAAAAGCGTTTAATCTAGCAAGTCCCCATTGTGCAGCACTTGTGACCTTTGGGGAGTGCCCTGTGTTATATGCACCCATACCACGAAGTACAACACGCTTTGCAGCTCCAACACCAATCTTTTTATCGGGGTACTTTTCATTGTACTTACTTACCTTATTGGTTATAGACTTAATAATCTTTGGAGATAGTTTTCCACCTTTACCAACACCTTTAGGATTCTTTTCAGGAGTGCTACTTTTAGGAGCTTTGGGAGACTTCTTAATCGAGCCATCCTTGCCTTGCGTAGCATAGTCATCTTTTCTCTTACGATCACCGTAGGGGAGATCATCGATTCCAACACTAGCTCTGACTGTGCCTTTTCTAATTGTCTCCGCTTTTCTAATAGCCCAGTTAACTCCGGATGTTCCTCCCCAGCCGAGCCAAGCAACATATCCATTGTCCTTCCAAGGCGTTGACTTATACTTTGGATCAACTGCTGCATTTTTTCTATGACGGTTAAACGCAGCCATACGAGCAATAGTTTCATAACTCAGTTTTCTTTTTGACGCTAATTGGTTTGCACGAGTCCAGCCTACAGAAGTCATTCCTTTAACTTCTTTTCCGTACTTCTTTTTCCACTCAAGAACTTTCTTAGCGTTGTTAGATGCGGATGAAGGGTAATCGTTGTAAGTAGCCATATAAATAATTTACAATTATTCAATAATACCTTTTACGTCTAGGTACGTGTACTTTTCAAATACTTCTCCAGACACTGATTTTATTAATACATTTTGGTTATTTATGTAAGACAAGCTAGACTTGTTAAGCATAAACGAAACGTTATCAACTTCATGTGTAAGCACAACCATTGAAAACTCGATTCCCACAGAGCTTTTTGCCTTTACAAATTCTGCCGAAGAAATTAAATCGTAGTAGTCTGTCGTAGTACCAACTTCGTCTTCTGCTAAAAGATTAAAACCAGCAGAGCTAATATGTGAAAGTTCACCGTTGAAAACATGGTTAGGCTGTTCTGTAAGTGTACCGTCTGCAAACATTGTTCTATAGATTCTCTGAGTAGTAGTGTTTAGATTAGATCTAGATATATATGTTATACAGAAAGGAACCAATAGATTTGTTTCATTTGAAGGAGGATTTAGATAAGCAAATCTAGTTCCCATTTCAGATACGATAGGCGGTACGTTTCTAACAACACCCGCTTGTTCCTCACTTATGATTCCTTGAAGAACATTTTCTCCAGATTCAAAATAAACATCGCCACAAAGAGATTTAAAGAATACAGAAGATTTTAATTTTATTTCTAAATCATCTACACCATCAGTGTTTATCTCTTGTATAGTCGAACCTATAGTTTTCCCATCATCATCCTCATCATCAAAGAAAAGTCCAGAGTCTTCATTAGAGATAGACAAGTTTTTATACAAGTCTTTTGGTCTAAATATTTTTATAGACTTTAAGTCATCTACAGACTCATCTATAGAAACAGTTGAGGTTCTTAATAAGTGAATAGGATCGATTATAAGGTTATGAAAAGAACCGTCAAATTCATAAAACAACCCACACGCAAATCTTTTGCATATCTTAGACAGTAGTTCTTGTGGGCCAAAAGCCACAGTATTGTTTAGAGAATCTTTGATAATGTACTCATCACTAGGGAAATAAGGTATAAAGTCTTTATTTGCCTTGCACTCAATGTTTAAAGTAGTACCAGCCATTTCAGTGACAACCTTACGCAAGTCGTTTATCCCATAAATTGCGCTAGCAGAATTTGATGACCGAAAGTGATTGAGGTTAATCACGTTGTTTACTGGTGTTCCGTTTGAGTTAACTCCTTGAAAAGCAGTGATTGTTTCTGCAAAGATAGAGCCTGAGATTGGCTCAACAAATAAGTTGAATCCATATCTACTGTCACCAAAAAATGTTGTTTCTAGAAATTCGTTTTCAGGTAAATACAAATCTTCAGTGCTCCATTGTAATGCATCTGCGTAATCTTGCTGTCTATTAGAATCGAGTATAGCAGCTTTTTCTTGAGCTAACAAACCGAATAGCGCAGTGTATTTAATTGAATGGTCTGGCCCTAATGCATTAGTCAATACTACGCTAGACTTTTCTGAATCCCCAGCTACAGCTGTTGCGTCTTGAGCTGCTAATACAATAGGTAAACCGTTAGAGTCTTCTAATCTTATTCTTTTCTTAGGATATCCGTCCTCATACAAATCCATGTATATAGCGAACTTCATATCTGTATTAAGATTCTGAGGCAATAGCTTATACACAAATCTATCTTCCTTTAGCGTAGGTATGTTTAATGTTATAGTCCCACTAGGGTTAGATGGGTTTCCGTTAAACCATTGTATTCTTCCGTCAAAACTAATGTTAGGACAAAAGTATCCAGCTTCGCCTTGAGTGTCCTCACCAAAGGAAGCGTTTAGTGCTCTCTTAATTCCAAACTTCTGATAAGTTGTGCTAGGTGTTGACGAGAAGTTACCAAAAGAAGCGTAGCTCCCAAAGTAATTTGTAGATTGAACTTTATCATTTCCGTCAATGTCTGTTTCTGAACTTAAACTTTCATTTCTACCAGACTGGCGAGGTGCTCTTGATAAAGAGAATTTTCTTGTATTTACGTTTTGTTTGGCTTGAAGGTTACCAGGAAGAACGACTTGTAGCTTCTCTGGCTCAAAGTCTGGGATAGCTTCAGTTTCATTAATTCCAAAAAGCTTAGACTTTACACGGACAGGTACGCTTGATGTGCTTAGGTAGGTTCCTATCTGCTTTAAATACTCTTTAACAGATAACGAGGGAATTATACCGGGACGTTTAGTTCCAGATCCGTATTCAGTAAATTGTCTTTTAGAGAACCCATACTTTTCGACATCGTTGTTTAAGTCTATGTAAGGAAAGTTTACAATTCTATTAACGTCTGGTTGAGCACCAATTGTTCCAGCCTCACCTCCGTTGGCTGTAGTGTCAAAGAAATCAGAAATTTCATGACGGGTTGTGTGAAAAGAATCCGTAAGTACGTCCCCAACCTTTATGTCTTTTAGTTCAGACATAAACCTAGACAAGAAGTCTTTTAAAGATACAGTTATATAAGGCTCGTCACTATTAAACTCAATCTCCTCTACTTTAAGTATTCCGTACAGCTCAGTTTGATCCGTGTTGTCTATATATATTTTATAGAAGTAATCTGATTTCGGATAAGAAGATACATCATCAGATAGTGGATCGTAACTAAAAAACAATTTATTAGCAGATGATAAAGGCAGTTTTATATCTGTACTAAAAGGAAGCTTAACTTTAGTTATGTCCTTATCATCATAGAACTCCGCATCATAATTTAAAACTTGATTTGGAAACAAGTCAATTTCAGTAAAACTTACATTGTCTGTGCTTAAATGTAATGATAGATTCATCGTGTAGCTACGTTAAAAAGTATTTTTGTATTAAACACATTTTTTATTAAACCATAGTTATTGTCTCTCAAGGCAATACCATAGGCGTAGTCATTACAGAAATCAGCAATGACCATCTTACCCTCATATGCGTAATCATCAAAGCTATCAAAAAATCTCTTATTCTCTGCGTTTATTGAAAGAGTAAAATCTTTAGACGTAGAATATTTTTTGTACTCATTTGAAAACAAACCATGTGCAACCTCTACATTGAAATCAATTTGAGATATCTTAGTAAACCCAGAAGCTCTATAAACAGACGCACCCAACACGTCAGCTGCTAAAACAGTGGTACCAAAAGGGTACACGTTTGAATCAAATGTAAAGTCTGTTGCAGAGTCTCTAACACTTGCTAATAAATATATACCTCTTCTAAAATTACCAGACTTGTATCTCACATGAACAATGTCTCGGTCTTGGAATGCAAACGTAGAAGAAGGGAAGTCTATTTTCCCATTATTCAAAAGTCGAATGTTGCTGAAGTTAGGTGCGAGTTCATTAACAATAACACTTTTTATTTCGTAACTCATATTCTATCGTTTCTTTCTCTTAGTCTTCTTGACGTTTCGTCAGTAGTTAAATCCTTAGAACTAACAAAAGCTCTCACTGGTTTCTTCATGTCTGAGGCTGTAGACAATGTAGCATTTGCAATTGCCTTTAGGTAATTTACACTTTCTTTTGTAGAATCAGCTACAGGTATGTTTGCCTCTTTAGCCACATCTACTAATCCCCCCATTGCAAAATTGTGTTGAGCTACATTTGTGTTAGGTTTAACAGATCCGTTTATCCTTTCGAGAAGACTTCTGTGGAAAGCAGCGGCTTTTTTGTTAACTATAAACTCTCCACCTTCCATCTCGTAACCACCTTGTCCTTGAACAGTAAATGGTACACCACCTTCGCTGTGGCTTGGCCCATTTACAATACCACCTTCTTCAAACGTAGCTGGGAAGAACTTTCTTCTTCTTACAGCATCTGCTTTAGCAGCACCACCAGCAATAATTATTGCGTTACCAATAGCTGTTTGTATAGCAGCTTGTGGAGTAGGGGCAGTTCCAAAGTTTTTAAGCAAGTTACTAGCTACGGCTTCCGCAGTTTCTATGCCTATGTTTAATAAATCAGTTTTCTTTTGAGCATCAAATATTTTCTTTTGAATCTCATTCTCTTCTTGAATCTGCTTCTTTCTTAGTTCTTCCTTCTTAGTTCTAAATTGAGACTCAGTAATCAATTGGTTATCAAGTTGAGACTTCAGTATCTCTTCCTCAGTCTTGTATCTGCTTCTAATAGCATCAAGTTCTTGATTGAGCCTGTTCTGAGTGTTCTCTAAAGCTGTGGCGTTATAAGCCTTCGCAGCATCTGTAAGTTCTGATAAAAGAAGATTTAAAAGCTCATCTGTCTTACCCTTGACTTTGCTTGGATCAACTTCTAATGTAGAAAGTATATAGTCCTCTAGGAGCTTTCTTTGAGTAGAGGTTAAATCCTCTTCACTGATGCCAAACTTGTCAAACAGAGATGTTAGTGAGTCCTTAACCTCTTGCTCTTGCTCTGGTGTAAGCGCAATTCCATTTTTTAATTGCTCTCCAAATTGCTCGCCAAATGACTTAGCTAATCCTCTAGCCGCTGATTCTAATTCTGGGAAGTCTATTTTAAGCTTTTGAGTTACAAGCTCAAACTGCTTTAGCCTTTCCAAAGCCTTATCTAACAGTCTTAAATCAAAACCTAAATCATCCCAAAGTTTTCTTTGTTCAAGAAGACCGTCTCTAGTATCTTCTATATATCCCTCTATACTTTCTCTAGAATTGTTTTGTATGGTTAACAAAGACTTCTGTAAGTCTACTTGGTTTTGTATTAACTGTTTTTTCTTTTCTTCATTTTGCTCTCCTTTAATTTGATTCTGAAGAGTTTCAATCCTAAGCTTCACTTCAGACTCACGAAGTTTCATTTGTTCTTTCTCGGCAGCAATCTGGTTTTGAAGAGTTTTGAATTCCAACTCATATTCCTTTTGAGCAAAGACAAACATTTCTTTAGCTGTTCTCTCGATGTTTTGATAATTTGTTTTTTGTTGCTCTAAAGCCTCTAACTTGGCTTCTTCTACTGCAAGCTCCTCTTCACCATTCCATCCTATATTGCTGTTTATTTGATCTTTAAGATCAGCAATATTTTGCTCTTGTTGTTCTATCTCTTCGTTTACATCAAAAACTTTTTTTCTAGCCTCAAATTCTAAAGCAGCAGCTTGTTCTAGAGTCAACAAATCGTCTTCTCTCAAGTCTCTCATTCTCTCTAAGTCATCCGCAAATCGGCCAGCAATAGTTTCTCTAGCATCATCCATCATGATCTGCTTTGCTAACTCTGCTATTTGGCCAGATACTTCATCAACAGCAGAACCCATTCCTTTAAGAGTTTTAGCATAATCAACGGTAATAGTTCTAGCACCACCAGGGCCAGTTCCAAAGGTAAATTCAACTTGATCTCTAATCTCTTCTAACCTTTCCTTGAGTTCTTTACGCTGTTTTTTAGTAATTAAACCGCCTCCTAAAGAGTCGATTTTATTCTGAAGTTCTACAGCTTCTTCGGCTAAAGGATTTATTATACCCTCTAATATTGCTTTTTTAGATGCAACAGCTAAGTCTTTTCCGTCTTCTATGTAGGAACTTAAAGTTAAATACTTGTTAGCGGTTCTTTGAATTTCATCTAGTTGGCCCAAGAAATTTTTAGCTTGTTCTGTTAACGACTCGCCAAATACTTCTGCATTAGCATTAGACAAAGTTTCCATTGCCAACGTTGTTTGGTAACCTTGCTCATCAATAATCCTCAAGGCTGCTTTAACCAAGTCTGAGTCTTTTATGAAATTACCTATGCTAATACCAACACGGTTTAATGCAGAGTTCAATAGCTGCATATTACCTTTAAAGGTGTCTATCTGTTGAGCCGCTGCAATGTTTGCCGCACCCACTTGATAGTATTTATCTTCTAAATTGCCTAACGCATCTACATTTTCAATAAGGGATATTAGCTGACCAGCGTTTCTCTTACCAACTAATTCGATTGCTTGTGCGAAAGAAATGTTTCTGTCCGCTAACTGTTTTATTGCACTTTCTAAATCACGACCAGACACAGAAAGCTCAGTGAATATACCACGAAGACCAGTACCTATACGAGATGCTGTAAAACCATTGTCCGCTAATACAGCCATTGCAGAGGACACGGTTTCGAAATCAGTACCTACTTGAGCTGCTAATGGCCCAACGTACTGAATGGCAGTACCAAAACCTTCAAACGATAATGCAGAGGAGTTAATAGTAGAAACGAGAATGTCAGATATTTTTTCTGTCTCATTAGCAGTTAAATTATACTGCTTTAATATCTGTCCAATCTTTTGTGCTACTGGACCAACACTCTCACCAAGTGCCTGTGCTGTCCTCGCAACACCCTCCGTAGCATTGATAATTTCGTCAGTGCTAAAACCAAGCTTACCAAGCTCTGTCTGTAGTTTTACAATTTCTTCAGAAGTAAATGTTGTACTACCAGCTACATCAAGTACCGAGTTAGAAAGCTTTCTAAGTTCTGTATTCGAAACACCAGTGACAGCTTGTAACTGAGCCAACTGAGCTTCATACTCTACAGCCGCCTTAAAAGAATCGGTAATAGCTTTTTGCAAAAATCTAAAAGACGCTCTTAACGCTGCTACTACAGTTCCTATACCTGTAAGTGATCCTAGGGCTTTTCCTAATCCTGGTCCTTTTAATCCTTTTAAGAAGCCACCACGGAAACTAGCATCTCTTCTTTTCCCTTGTGCCTCAGATATCCTACCTTGAAGCTTCTCGAACTCAGCCGATCCTTCTTTGTACCTCTTCTTTACTTCTTGAAGATACTTTATTTCAGCCTCTAATCTTTTTTTAGCGGAGCCTTTACCAGAGCGTATTGCCTTTAAGTCTGCTTCAATCTTTGCTTTGGCAGCATCCTTAGCTAGCTTTTCTTCTCGCTTCTGCTCATCAACCTTTCTTTTGAATGTACGCTTTTGCCTTTCCTCAAGCTCGGCAGCATTTTGCTTTGCAATAGCAGCCTTACGCTTCTCTATCTCCTCGAATGCTACTCTAGCTTTTTCTGCTACCGCTTGTTCTCTTCTGTAGCGTTGAGCAATCTCTTCTTCGAGAGTGAGGTTTGATTTTTTAGCAATATCAGCTGATTCTTGCTTCTTTAATGCTAGCTCATTCTCGGCTTTCTGCGCTCTTCTGCTGTTGTCTATTTGTTCTTTTGTCAAGCTCTTTACGGCATTGACAGTGCCACTAATTGCTTTTTGAACCTCTGCTTGTTGCCTTACTGATTTTTTTAACGCCTCTGCATTCCCAGCGTTAGCTATTTTTTGCTGCTCAAGTTCTGCTGTTAAAGATTTTTGTGCTTGAAGAAGCTGACCAATCTTTGGCGATAGTGCTTCGAATATAAGACCAGCACCAATACCTTGCTGCTTTAATTCGTCTATAACTGTTTTAAGTGATTGTAATGCTGCTTTAATCGCACCCACTTTAGCTTCTATGGATGCGCCTTTTGCACCGCCACCGCCAGATGATCCGAAGTTACCACTACCAAAGTTACTCAAGTCTGCCATGTTATAATTCTTTTACTATAATTGTTTCAACGTCATCCAATATACTCACACCTATCTCTTCTAGCCACGCTGCTACAGCTGCTGATAAAACATCTGATATTCTTTTTTGCATAAACTCAGAGTAATCGTTTCTTGTTCGGAGAGTATTAGTTCTTATTATTTCTTGCTGTATTCTCCAGGCCAACATATTTCTACCTGTTCCGCTCTCAGCAGAGTAACTATAGCTGTAAACCTTATTCGTTTTTTTATCCTTTACCTCAACATCTATAGTGACACCAATGCCAACGCCCTTTCTGCTAATCCAATTCTTTAGTCTATCTAAAGGAGGTATCATTTGACCTTCAGCTGAAGAGTCCCTCCCAAAGTTACCGTCTATTTTTTGTCCATACTTACCCCAAGGCAGTTCAACAAATATTCTAACATTCTGTATCAACCCAGAGGATTCATCTGTTGATGATCTAACACTTACAATTGGCCTTGAGTCTCTACCTATACTTCTAAGCAAGTTACCTGTAACGGATTGGTTGTTAGCTTTTATACGGTTTTTAAGAACGCCTTTAACATCCATCTGCTTTAAAGACCTAAGTATCAAAGACCTAAGCCTACCACGTTGCTGTGCTGCGGATATCATACATTGTTTATGCTTACGTTATAATTCTTTCTAGAAAACGCAACCGTTAAATCAAAGAACGCTGAGGTGATATTCTCATCCTCCGAAGTCATATTACTAACATCAACATTGTCTATATAGCAATTCTCGTTTTCTTGAGTTAAGAAATCTTGCATCTGCCCAACGACAAATATATTCTCCTCTATAGATTGGATTGATGATAACTCATCTTCATTAATGCACTTGTCTAAGATTATGCAATCGAAGGTTAAAGTGTATATAGGTCTTGAAAGTTCTCTAGATACGTTTGAACTACTAGGTATCATAACGAAAGTCCTGTAATCAAACTCTCTTCCGTCTAAGTCATCAGCTGAACCAAGCATAATAAACTCATTTATCATACGGTGATCGCTGCAAAAATCCTTGATTAGCTTATAAAAAGAAGTGAGATTAGTCATACTAACATTTATTTAATTTACAATTTTACTCAAGGCTGCATCTTGTCTTCGCTGTGCGGACTCCACCTTGTTCTTTTGAGCCAAGTAACTCATCTCTGGTAAAACCTCCGACATACCCAACATGTATATTTCGGAATATCTAGTTATGTCCTCATGCGCTAACAACCTAACGATAGAATACCAATACCATTGAGAATGGAATTGAGCACCAGCTTCACCGGTATCCTCAACCTTTTCTTCTACCTCTTCGGTTTCCTCGTTTACTTCGTAGAAAACCCCCTTAAACTTTTTAAACAACATTTCTTCTCTGTCCCCTAAGTATCTTTGCAATACATTGTATAGGTCTTGAACAGGTGAGTTCAATATTTTTTCACGGTTCTTTTGTTCTTCAATAGGGTTTACGTTGTCGAACTCCTTGTGGTGCTTGGGCCTCAACACTAATTCAAGTATGGCAAGCTCCATTTCCTCGTCTGAGTTAAACTTAGACTTACCCGTGAGTATCTGCTCTACCATTATGAACTGGCCAAGGACTAAATCCATTACGCCTTTATGCACCTTAAAATTTTCCTTGATGTAGGGTGTTATGCTTTTACTCTCCTTTATAGGGTAGGTAGACTGCATTCTGTCAATCAAATCAAGCTTGTCTAAGGAGCTAACATTTTCGATTGATACCTTACCATCATCGTCCACAGATAATCCCTTACAGACGCTCATATGCTCTTTAAACGTGATCATAGGAACATTGTTACACCTCCGTCTTGCTCTTCCTTTGCACAATAAGCTGCAATTGCTAGACTCATAACCATATCATCATGCTTCCCCTCGGTATTAGAAAACTGAAGGTTACCAGTTATAGGATTTCTCTTTGACTTAAAGTCGTACAGCTCTTTTGTCAAATCATCGTTTATGGGAATTGTAATCTCCTTGTCCTCGAAAAGCTTTACCAGGTTCTTGACCATCTCTGGCTTACTCTTGGTTGTGGTTAAGAAAGGTATCATCTTGTAGAGCCTATCGTCTTCTGTGATGTCATCAAATAGTAAGTCATTGTTATTGACCTCGAAGTACGCAGCTGCTAATTTAGCATCGTGCTTTAAGTAGAATCCCTTTATCCTGTCTTTGAACTCATCACTATTCATACGCTCTTCCTTGTAGTTGAAGCGGTCTATATCTATCACATCGTAGTTTTCGGTGATTGCCGTGAGTACAGTGTAATCCTGAGCGATACCGATATCCATCCCGATGTACAGTCTCTCATACTCCTTCTCCGTTGTAGACACACACTCCTCTATGTTGCTGAAAAGCGTGCTTGAACTCACGGGCTTACATAAAAACTCCTGGTCGAACTGTGATCGTGTCATTGACTTCTTGATACCGAGTACGGTCTTAGACACTTTGGTGTCCTTCAAGTCGAGGTAGGTACGCTTAATGCTTCTTACTTGTTCCCAGTTAGCCTCCACTTGTCCGTCCTTGTACCATTCGTAAAACCAATTCGGGCCGTTGAATGTCGATGCCGCACATACATTTCCGTTGGTACGTGTGACCATAGGTAATAGTACCTCGTTTATAAAATCCAACTTCATGTATGCTGCTTCATCCAAGTAGATGAAGTCTAGTGTTGCACCACGCAAGTTATCACCACTATCAGCAGACCTAAACTTAATAAAGCTGCCATTGTAAAAATAAAGTTCGTTTGCCTTTCTGTCATAACGTTTGACAATCTGGTTCCATACATCTTGGTGATTACTGAACATCGCTTCAATATCCTTCATCACTTTGTTTGCTTGGTCTTGTATTGGGCTTACCCAGAACATTCGGTGTTTAGGGTTGTTCAATGCTCTCATTACACAATCATTCTGCATAAAGAAAGTCTTACCCGTCTGCCTCCCCGCAACGATACAGCTTATGAAAGGCTGGTGTTCGTGCACGAGCCTATTGAAATCCTTTTGCGGCTCAGTAGGTTTGTATAGCTTAATCTGCATCTATATCTAAATAGTCTTGCTCTTCAGTGGGAGCCGTTAGGTCAATCGTAGCAGTGATGTCAATCTTAGTCTGCTCCACCTTAGTCGGAGCCTTGTACCCTTGCATATCGTTTATAATCCTAATTGAATCCATAGCAGCTTTCATATCCCCTTCCGAAAGAGCTAAGTCACGAATCTTAATCAGTGCTGCTAGGTTAGTACCCTTCGCTGCCTCTATCGACTTCATCTCTGAGTTCGCCATCGCCATCAACTCTCTGTGGAATGCCGTGCCTTGATTCCTACGATCACGATAGTACGATGTGTAATTCAAATCTCTTGCAATCTTAGACGATGCATCAAAGCCTTCCTCCGATAACCTCTGAAGGAACTCTTCCTGTAGGGTGGTTAGTGAGCTACCGCTACCCTTAACGACATCCCCTTTCTTGTTTCTCTTACTTGGCATACTTCTTCTGGATATAGATCGGCATATTGTGTATACCCATCCTGTTATCAAATACGATGCTGTCATAGTTCGGTGCGCTCTCATCAAAGTGATACCACTTCCATAGATTTGCCTTCACCCTCTGTATGCAACTTCCGCAAAACGTCTTGGGGTTCTCCACGCTCCTAATGAACCTACTCTTCCCGTAAAGAGAATTGTGCAGTTCAAACATCCTAGCCTTCATATTCCCCTTGGGCAACAGCCCCATAGTTAAGTAAACAAACAAGTCTTCATAGTCCATAGCAAAGTGTATTTAAATCAATGTACAAGATAATGAATTTTTCCATTCATCACACTAAACAACCCCTTTATTATAATAAACTAGTA